GTAATGCCTTTTTCGAGCATGATCTTCTCAATCTCCGCGATTTCTTCTTCTGATTTGGCTTTCCCATTCTTCATGAGATCACGACGACGACGTTCCAAGTTGTCAATCGCCTCGCGCTCACGCAGCTTACCTTCAAGCTGGTTTACGCGCTCACTAGCCTGTTCAAGCCTCGCCGCGACTTCATCTTTCAAGTCAATCGCGTCAATGGTCAGTGAAGGACGAGCCTTCTTCGTAAGGCGCAAAAACGCCTCGCGAGTATCGGGGTTGTCTGCCAATTCACGAGCAAGCTGAGCAAGCTCGTCACGGGCATCCGGTGTAAGGTCTTCAAGCGACGGCATTTAAGTCCCCTATGCTGTCTGGTTAGATAACTTTTTTGCCATCGCCGGGAGGAACGATCTTGTAGATGTTCTTCGATCCGGTCTTGGACGCATTGGAAAGGCCACCAAGGTGCGCGTAACGCGGCGTGTTGGTGATCTGACCATTCTGCTGCTGATCGGTAGTCGGGTTGCGCGGCGCTGCGGCCTTACGCGGCTTAAACAGGTCCATTTGCTCGCTCCTACATGGGCGGGGTCGGGCCAGCGGGCGGCATACCCGGTGGCATTGCGGGGGGCATACCACCACCCGGCATGGGCGGCGGCGGCGCAGGCGGCATAGGAGCGCCACCGGGAGGCATACCACCCGGCATCGCGCCTTGAGCCTGCGGGAGATTTCCAAGCAACTGCATGATTTCAGCGGCCTGAAGTTCATCGGTGCGAGGCTTCTTCGCCCCAATGATCGAAGTGAGCGAATTAAGAGCAGACATCAGCTTCCGGCCTTCCGGCGTCTCAGAGCCAATCTGCGGGAGGGAACGCTCAAGAAGGTCGAGTGCCATGCTGACGTTAATCATAGCGGCTTCTCGTTCGCCTGCCTTGGGTTCCGGCGTCGCCATCGGCGCGGGCATCGGAGGCGGGGTGTCAGACGCGGGCGCAGGCGTCATCGCATCACCTTCAGCACCGGGCTGAGGAGCGTTTGCCATCAACTGCATAATATCCTGATCGGCCATGTAACACCCAAATTTCTGTCAAGATGCTGACAGTCAGCACAAAAAGTCAAGCGGGGGATATTTTTACGTCCGTCCCCCGTCAGACGAGCACTAAAAACGGGACTAACCCGTTTATTAGTTAGCGGCGAGCCTTACGACCCTTGCGACCCTTACGCATTGTGCGTCTCCGTCATTTGAGGAATGGATGGTTCAAAAACTAACCGGACCCTTACGGGAACCGATTAGCGCTTTGCCTTGCGGCCCTTACGCTTAGCCATGTGTCGGCCTCCTGTTAGAGTTGACTGTCCCCAATTCGTATCAGCGGCGCTTGCCGCGACGGCTGCGCTTCACAGATTTATACATAGGTCACCTCACGTTTACACGTTGGTTTTGACGTTGCGTCTGATCGCGACCAATAGATCGAATAGACGAAACTCGGTACTGGAGGTTCGCTGGTTTTTGCTCGCGTGTCAATTCCTTGGCGCTAAATCGGGGCTGATCGCCCGTGCTTGGTTGCCGTTCAGCCACGTTACGCTCCTTTTTTCATGGGAGTGACATTGCCGCCTTCCGGCTGCGGGGCAGACGCGGCTTTCTTCAGCTTCTCTTTGAGCATCTGTTTCATCGGCGGGTCAATCAAATCAAGCAAGCTTTCCTTGTCGATTGCGCCAGCTTTGAACAGATTGAACGCCATAGAGCGCGTATCTTCCATGAAGATTGGGCTGTTCGAGTGGGCGTCCACCTTGACCATGTAATCCTTGGTGAATTGTTCAGCTATGAACTTCATACCATCCGCATCTTTGTAGTGCGTCGGATCATAGGCTTGGATCAGCTTCATGTAGAGCGTCGCCATCTTTTCGAGGGCAAGCTCTACTTGAAGGGCGCGACGCTTGGCGCGGGAGGAACCAAGTCGCGCAAGCTGTGAGGCGTGACCAGCGGAACGGACACCGCTTTCGCCACGACCAGACAGAACAGATGAAATGCCGGAAGCTTCTTCAAACCAGCCGTCGATCTGTTTGATCTGTTCGTAAAGGTCAGCAGGCATCTGCGGCGCAAGACGATCAGCCTTTGCGTTTGGCATGTCAGTCGAAAGCAAGCCGCCCGGACGGTTCAGAGCGAAGTTCTTTTCATCCAAGATGCCAGTAAAGCCCATGAGGGCCGTCGGCGGGTTCACTTGTTTGGCAAGCAAATCAAGGATTTCGCTCATACGCCGATTGTACATCTGCTGGAGATAGATAAGGCGCGAGACTTCCGACTGACCCCAGAAGTAGTCCGGCATCGGGTTGGGGCAAATCTGAATGAACGGGCTTTCGCCCTTCAAGAACATGCTCTCGTTGGCGCGGTCATAGATGATGACATCTGGATCGGCTTTCGTGACGACCATGTAGTCTTGGATTTCGTCGCACCAGACGTAAAGCTCCGTCATTTCAACGGTTTCTTCCTCGACACGCGGCTTCATGCGGTTGTAGCCGTTGAGGTCGAGGTTGACGTTACCCATCATGGTCGGGTCTGACGAAGACAGAACAATGCGGTCAAGGCCGCTTGCAACATAGTGCGTTTCTGTCGGCGCAGCGGTGATGCGCTTGATAATGTCGTCACGCTTGGGATGATTGTACAAGCGAGCGTACAGATCAGATTTCGTGATGTAGTAGGTGTGCGTGAAAGCTTCCTGACGATCAGAGTGAGGAACGTCTTCACGCAACATGCCCATCATGGCCGGGTCAACGTAATAGGGGAAGATGTTCCCCTTGTTGACGATCAGCTTCACGAAGGCGCTGTCGTAGCACATGGCCCAGTTGAGGGCTAAGCCGAAGATGTGGTCGCCGTTGCTGTCAGCCCACTTGTCATTGAGCGACTGAGTTAGGCGAGGAATTTTCCGGTATTCAGTATCGGGAGCCGATGCGCCTAAATTGATGGCAAAGCGGGTCGTGTCAGCCGAATAGAGAAACGCAACGAGCTGGTCGATGTGCGGGTAAATCTTATTGTAGGCAGAAGGGCTTTCGTCGGGCGCAGACCCGAAAAGGTAAAAAGAGCGCAGCGAATTGTAATCCGCTTTGCGCTCTTCCTGAGACACCTTGCACTTGCGAACGAGGTCCAGATAAAACTCTTCGCGTTGCTGGAGGTTTGAGGGTATTCTCATCAGTCGCCAATCTTCAGATTTGGATCATTCGCATGAACCACTGTCGGGAGCTTGGTTGGCAGATTAGCATCTTTTGGATTAAATCCAACCTGTTCTCCCATAGCAGATTTAACAGCGCCGCCCGCAAGCATACTCTGCATAGAGTATTTGCCCGCATCTCCCCACATGACGCCGTTCAACTTGGCCTGACGGGCCATCTCGGCTTCCTGCTCGTTGATCTTGGCGTTGTTGCGGGTCAGATAGCCCTGCTGGCTTTCGCCCTCTTTGACCGACTTGATGTCTGTCATGCCGAAATCGGCAGCTAACTGCTTGAGGTTGTTGTCATTTCTCTTTGTACGACCCGTTTTGGTGCTATCGCGCATAGATGGGGCGCGAAGAAACACTTGTGCAACGTCGTCGCAACCATGCTCGCAAAGAGGCTCCCAAGCCTCGAAGAACCCATGACGGGGGCATTTATACGAACGAAGAATAGCCATTACTTGATCTCCATCTGCTCTCTGAAATTAGGCTTTGAAAAATCAGCCTTATTCTTAGGTCCGATGTTAAGGGTAATCTTACCCCCATCAAGTTTCAAGCCGTAACCTCGAACAATCCGTGGCTTGGGTGTGCTATTATATTGCATATACTTGGTACGGTTGCGATTACGCATCACCGTGACATCGCCACGCTCCAGCCGTTGAAGGGCGCGGGACATTCGCGCTTGGCTCTCTTCAGACATGGTGTGAGTGCCGCCGACAAAGATGCCGAAGATCAGACGCTCAGATAGGCCAGCCAGCTCTGCCAAAAATTTGACAGACATGATGCGGTTCTCTTCTTCAAGATAACGCTCCATGCGGCGGTAGATTTCTGCTTTACTTAAAACGTCATCCATTGTCTTTATCTACAAGTCTAAGATCAGCCGTTGATGGCGTCTTTATACTCATAGATATTTTTCTCATGATTGTATATGTCAAATCTTTAACAACCTGATCTGTAGCGATCTGGGCAAATCTGGCGCAATAAACAAACGCTATGGCTCTTTGGGAAATGACATCCTCAAAGACAGAAGGATCAAATTCTTCCAGAACTACACCGTCATCATGGTCATCATCGTCAGACATGGCTATTCCTTTGTTTCTCTGAAAAAAGCAAAGTGCCTGTGTTCGCTCAACTTTTTGTTTTCTGCTTCCAACTCTTCCAGATGCTTACAAAGAAAAAGAAGCTCGGCTGTTATGTAGAAAACGGCATCTTCCATCCCGTATTTTTCAACAAACTTGGAATGTAGCTCCCAGACCAGACTTTCCTCATTCTGTGTCAGTTTCATGAATACATTGTCCCTAATTGGCTCATAGAGATGTGCCGATACTGGTTTATGTGACCATTTTGTATAGAAAGTTCATATACGCCGTATGACCATCCGGTTGTCGCAGTGCCAGCGTATCGGGCGACGTACCCATCGGGCATCGATGACCCAAGGTTAAGAACTTCGATGCTGTTATTCATGCCTATTTTCGGAACCTTGCGAAATGTGGATCGGTGTGTATGACCGAATACAATGGAGTGCGTCGCGTGGTTGGCAATCTGGTTTTCAGAGTTTTGACCGCCATATGGCCTCCCCATGATGTTCATTGGCACATGAATAAATCCAACGCCGTCAATCATTAACCATTGACCGTAAGGGTGTATGCGCCATCGGTAGCGCGATGCCATTTCCTCAAACTGGGTGTACAGGGTGCCGACTGTTTCTGGGTTCTTGTTCTCAAACCTATTGATGCGGTCTTCGTGGTTTCCGGCAGTCATGTCTTGCGGAATGTCGAGGTGACTGATTTCTTTGTAAAAGGCGCTCATGGCCTCTTCACAGCTCTCTAAATCGGTCTTGAAAGAGGGCCTTAAAGAGTACCCTAAAGAGCCCCTTTCTTCATGCATGGATACGCTGTCCCATGAGGCAAAGTCACCGATATGAACAATTCTATCCGGCTTCATTTCGGCGGCATGTTTGCCCATCCAGCGGAAGCGGTCTTTGGGAATGTTGGGCTGGTCGTGGCTGTCCCCTATTGCCATGATCGTCATAGACTTCTGCTTGCCCATAATAATTCTTGGTTTGAAAGGCGTATTAGAATTGGCAAGTGTTAGTTTTAAAAGTCGGTTTTCTTCTTCTAAAGTCTGGGTTTTTTCAATCAGAGGAGAGACCCTGAGTGGTTTGTTTTTTAAAATAACAGACCGAAGCGTGCTTTCGTTCCTACCCAAGTAGTAGGCAGTTTTGTTAATGCCGCCCATCTTTAGGATGAGAGCTTTTAACTCTGGTGGGCTTAATATCATGATGTGCCTCGCCGCGCCGCACCATGACAAGCTATTGCAGAATTGTGACAACTATTTGATAGTTAAAAACAAACCTATGTTAGAGAAAGCATATCCAGCATAAATAATGGACATAGGGATTTCATTCTTCATGAATTGTTCTATGGCGATATAACCATAAACAAAGCCGATGACTGCGATCAGCCATGCGCTCATGATCCCATGAAGTCCAATGTAATAATCCACACAGCAACAATCAGAGCCATGAAGATCATGGATTGAGCTTCCTGTATCATTGTCCGTACATCCCGATTTTCTTCAGATAGGTAGACACGTTTCGCCCAGTAGTAATCTGTTCCGGCGTATAATCTTCCTGTGCCTTAGAGACGTTGCGTGTCAGTCTCATGGCAATCAGTCGTGGCTGGACCTGTTCAGCATAAGCAGCGCAAGCAAGCGCCGTTGCAATCACGCGGTCATCTTTCGATCTGCCGGGCGCTGCGATAGTGCCTCCGTCGCGACGGATGGTTTTCATTTCTTCGAGACACTCGAGCGATCTGATCCGCATCATGCCGCGCTCGAAATAATCTTTCATGTAGGACAGCATACGTTCTTTGGTTGCATGTGTGGTTAGCCAGCCGATGCTTGTACCGGGACCAGATAGCGTATCGTTTTTACGCCAGATGTAATTCTGCATGTGCGACAAAACGTCCATCAGGTCGTGACCGCGAGAGCCGCCGACGGCAGCAGCGTGACGCTTCAGATTGCGAAGCTCTTGCAGAACGGGCTGGCCCGGACCATTGACTTCGAGGTTGAGCGTCGAGTTCTTGTAAGCACCAGCCAGATGCGCGATCACCCACGCAAACTGGTAGGTGTTCATTTCGTTGGTTGCGAACTCAGCAACTTGCTCCAGCCCATCGGCATACGTTCGAAAGACTTGGACGACAAATCTATCTGCCCAATCAGAAGAGCCATAAGCAGGATCGGCACCAATAACGTAATAAGCCGTATCAATTGGTTCTTCCCAGACCTTGAGGGTAGCAGTCTCTTCACGGCACTTAATAACCTCTGTGTCTTCGAAGTTCATGCCCATGACATAACGATAGCAGTCGGGCTTGTCTTTCTTTGCGTCTTTCGCCGCGTCTGTGCAGCGAGCGTTTGAAAAGAACGACGAGCCTGTCATGACGAAGGCATAGTCTTCAGTTGGTGGAAACTCTTGGTACATGAGAGCATCGTCTTTGATGCCCTCCATCATCTTCCAGCGCCACCAAGCAATCTGGCGCGAGTTGATCTCAACGCCGTAGAGCTTGCGAATGTCTCTGACCCATTCTTTCTCTTCGCCTGTCAGCTTGCCGTCCCAATAGACTTTGTAGACTTCGCTGTTCGGATCGACGGAATAGTATTCGTTGCGCCACCAGCCGCAGAAGATTGCGCGTTGTGTGCGGGCGCGCTTGGCCGTGACGTACATGTCGTGGAACATGTTAAAGCCGCGAGCGGTGCTTTCAAACATGTAAAGACGCAGCGGGTTGGTCTCTGCGAGAGAGGCAAGGAGGGACGCGAGACCTTCCTCATCGCCCCACGAACTCGTCTCAGTGCCGTGCAGATAAGTGATAGCCTTACCGCGACCAAGAGAGCCTTTCGCCCGCAAGCCCGCGAACTGATAGAACAGACGCGAGCGGTTCTTGAGCTGAAGCTGATTTCGGTTATGGGCCACCGCAGGGATTTTGTATTCCTTGGGCAGACCTTCGAGATACATCGCAAGCGTTGAGCGAAACATGTCACGGTTCTCTTCCGTGTCAGTCGTCAACGTGCCTTGCAGGCCGGGGTTCACAAAGTGCCAATAGAGGTCGAGGGCTAGGCTGATCGTGGTGATGCCAAGCTGACGACCTTTGAGGATCACGAAGAAATGGCAGT